AGGGTTGGAAACGCCTGCCATCAGTGCCCACCGTGCCGGTTTGAACGCCTTAGACGGCCCTGTGTGAATAGTCCCTGGTCACAGACCTACGAGAGAAGGAATTGAGCCAATGAGCAAGACAGTAACCCACTTAGGCGACATTGTCGACCTTGAATTGATGGAACGCATGATTGATGAGGGCTTCGTGCACCGCAAGACCGATGAAACTGGTCGACTGTTCATCCATAACTACGCGCAGCGCGCCCAGTATGACAATGAGTGGAACGACGCCACGCTGATATCGCGCGGACTCATCACCACGACGAGCGGGGACGTCGTCGCTCGGCCGTTCCGAAAGTTCTTCAACCTTGAACAGCTCGCGACCATCCCTGACGGTGTCCCGGTCGTTGATGAGAAGCTGGACGGCTCTCTTGGTATTGGCTACCTGACGCCGGAGGGCGACCCCGCTATCTCGACTCGCGGTTCGTTCACATCAGAGCAGGCGATATGGGCAATGGGGTGGCTGGAATCAAACCCCAGGTGCGCCAGTTGGCTTCAGTCAATGCTCATTGACGGCACGACGCCGCTCTTTGAAATCATCTACCCAGAGAACAGAATCGTTGTTGAGTACGGCGAGCGCGCCGAGTTGGTCCTACTCACCTGCATCGACATTGAAACCGGTGTTGACTGCGGTGCGCTTGGTTGGCCGGGGTCGTCGGCAGCCCAGCACCATCTCACGCTTGCCGACATTGCGGGGATGGACGAACCGAACGCCGAGGGGTACGTGCTGCGCTGGCCGAACGGAACGCGAGCTAAGGCCAAGTTCCCGAACTACGTGCGACTGCACAAACTGCTGACCGGTGTTAACACGCGTACGATCTGGGAGCTGCTGAGCAACGGGCACCCACTCACAGAACTACTGGAAACGGTGCCGGATGAGTTCTACGACTGGGTGCACGCGACTGTTGCCGACATCATGGAACAGTTCACCTTGATCGAGGATGGGGCCTGCTTGGTGTTTAAGTCCCTGCCAGCTGGCGGCGAGCGTCGACAGTTGGCTGAGATCATCAAGACATGCGATCACCCTGGCGTCGTGTTCGCCATGCTTGACGGCAAGGATCACGCCTGTCGCATCTGGCCACTGATTAAGCCACTAGCGACACCTGCGTTTTGGAACGACCAGCAAGCTGCCTGAAAACGACGAAAGACGCATCGGCTCGCAGGGGGAGGCGCGAGCCGATGCGTCGATCTACCCCGTGGTAGCGGGGATCTTGTTTCAGTGAGGGCGCCGGACACGTCTGCCCGACGCCGTACCTCACCTCGCCCGAGTAGGCCACATATACCGTTGCCGGCGTTGCAAAGGACACGTCAGTGACGTGCGCCGGGGCAACGACCTTGGCCGCACCTGGGGAGACCCCGGCTTACTCGATCTGTGTCGGCTATAACCCTTCGCCACCGAACGGCAACGAAGGGTTATAGCTACATCATGTCATCGTCGCTGAACATTTGGATCAACATTTCGACCATGTCGACGACCATCACAGCAACAGCACCGGACACGGCACCGGCAGCGAAGACGAGTGTGTACCTCATGCCGCATCGAACGTCTTGCCGCGATACAAGGCGCGACCACGGTGAATCGGGATGATCTCTGCAGCCCAATCACCATCATCCCATTCAGTGATAACCGCCATACCTTGCTGCCAGTTCTCCCAACGGGTCAGCGGCCGCTTACGTGTCTTAGCCGACTTCGTGGAAGGCACCGCACCGTCAATCCGGCAGAGACAGCCCGGTGTCATCGCAGTCACCATCGTTGGCCGACCGTCAATCTCAAACGTCTCAGTGAACGACGCGCGCCGATGGATATGGCCCTGAATGTAGGACTGCCGCGACTGCTTAGCGAGCTTCATCATGTCGAGCGCCTCGCCGTGCACGGCGTAGAGCGGCGTCTGCTCGTCGGTGCCGTTCGCGATCTTCGTACGGTTCGCCGGGTAGCCGTCGTGATAGGTGATCCCGAGTTCGTCCAGACGCAGCAGGTGGGGCAGAGACAACACGGGCCACGTGTCCGGTGTCGTGTTGGCCTGACGCAACCTGAGCGCCGCCTGGGCGTTCGTGGTGACGGCGATAGCAAGCCTGTCGTCGTGGTTGCCCTCGAGGATGTCGATGTCGTCGCAAATCTCACGCTGACGGGTCAGATCCCGGTACGCCTCATCGACTGCTGGTTGGGTTGTCTCTTGTAGTTCGGGTGTTTGTGTGAACTTGAGCGACCATTCTGGCAGGTCGATGAGGTCCCCGAGGTTGGTGATCCGGTCGGGCTTGATGGCCTTCGCGACGGCAAGCGATGCGGTGATGGCTTCGCGGTCGTGACATGGGATCAATTCGCCGTCGATGCGTCGTATCCCGTACTGTTGGTCAGGGAAGATGACGGTATGTTTCGCGCCGTTTACACTTCGCGTCTTGGCCGGGACGTACTTGATCGGCTTCGCCTGCTGGACTACCGGCCATTCGGGCTCAGTGAACCATTCGGCTGACAGCTTGATGCCGCGGAGGTCGTGTAGGTGTGCTTCGCCGTCGGCGTCTTTTGTCAGACTGTTCCACTCCGAAGAGTTGACTTTAAGGCTGGCGAGTCTGCCGAGTTCGGATGCGTCGATGCCGCGGGCAATTAGACCTTCGGCCATGTCCATGATGAGTTTGTTGCCAACGCGCTTGTCATCGCCAGCTTTGAGTGCGTCTCGTAAACTCATGCTGCAACCTCCAGATTCCGGCGCCGCCATTCTTGGATTGGGTTTTCGGTGATAGGCGTGCCGTTGCGGCGGAGCGCTTCGGACAGTTTGCCGGCGGTCAGCGTCAGGTCGCGGAGCGCGACGTCGAGCGCTGCGGCGTCGTCTGCGTCCATCTGTTCGAGCATGACGTCCACCTTGAGCCGTTTGGCGGGTGTGTTGCGTGTTTCGTTGATTGCGTCTGCTAATCCCATGTTTCCCCTTTGGTTGCCTTCACGGTTTCGGGTGTTCGGTGGTGTCTCTCAGTTGTCGTAGCGTGCGCCCTTGTCTCCACGGTTCATGTAGTAGGCCTTCAACGATGCGATCGCGGCGAGCGCGGCGACACCGATAGCGGTACGGCCGACAGCGATCGTGTCGAGCAGGTCAACGTCGGCACCTGATGCCCAAGCAACAACGGATGATGCGGCAGCGAACAGTGCGATAGCGACTGCGGCTTGCACGTTCTGGTAGGCGGTGCGGATCGCGGCTTTGGTGCCGTCGTCGGCAAGACTCCAAATCATTCGGGCTTCGTTACGCAGTGCGGCGATGATGTTCATTGGTTCCCCTTTGGTTGTGGTCGTGTTCGATATGTCGTACAACGATGTTTGACAGTTGTTCTTGGCCGACCGTCAACAGTTTCAGTTCGCTGATGACTTGGCCGTGGTCGACAGTGTTGGACCGTTTCATTCTCTGCACGATGACAAGGCCGGCGGTGGAGACGACGACGGTCAGCAACGAGAACGCGCCGTAGATCGCTATCGACGACTGGTTATCGGTGGCCGCGGATGCGATGAGCGACCACATGTCAGATGGTCTTAATCAGGTCGGCGGTCGTGAGTCCGGCGAGAGCCAACACACTTTTAAGTTCCTGCTTGTGGCCTGAGACGATGACCGCCGAGCTTTGCCCTGCGGCGTTGAGTCTGCGGGTCAGGTCGTTGAATGTTTCGCCGCCGAGGTGCCGGGCGCCGTCCGGTGTGACAGCGAAGATGTTGGCGTACCCCTCGGGCCGCCATAGTGATGTTGCGTTGAGCATGTCGTCCTCGTCTGTCATTGGTGTGATGTCGGGTTGAGATGTCTTTGGGGGTGCGACCTGCTGACCGATGGTGCCGGCGCGGACCTGGGCGATGAGCCCTGTACCACAGCACGCCGTGTAGTCGACGTCTCCGTGCGTGACGACGGGCCAACCGGGGCGGGTTGCGATGATGGCGTTGATGGTTGCAACCGCTTCGGGGCTGGCGGCGTTGTCGTTGCCGACCATCACGAAGATGGAGCGTGAAACGTCGTTGAAGTTTCCGTTGACTTTGCGGCCAGGGTTTGACGCCGGGTTGATGTCGTCGCCGCGGAGTTCCCATGCGCTGCCGGACTGGGAGACGCCGTAGGAGTAGCCGACCGAGTAGCCGCGACCGTTGAGGTAGCTGGCTTGGATCTGCCGTAGGAACGTTTTGACCTGATCGTCGGTGTACGGCTCGAAAGTACCGCCGCCCGGGTAGTGGATGACCCACGCGCCGCCGACACTCTTGGCCGCTGGGCCGGCGACCGGTCGCGCCGGATCTTGCCAGTCTTCGCGAGGGTGGACCGTTGACATGGCGGCGGGCTCCTCGTCGGTCATGACCTTAAAGTCGCGGATCTCGATGTCGGCGAAGTCGCAACGGAGCCCGACACGGTTACGGCCGCCCATTGTGGCGGGCGTGTTCTCTTGCACGTCGGCCATGACCGCGCCATCCCATGACAGGGTGTAGTGATCGTGGCTGTGGACGGTGACCTCGAAGTCGTGCCATTCGCCATCGAAGAACGGCGACGGCGTAACACCGCGGACATGCTTACGGGCATAACCGGTACGCACACCGTACGGCGTGCCCGGTCGCTCTGCCCGTAGCTCGGCAGAGATCCCGACATGGCCGGCGGGCCGGTCGTATGTGCCGAGGCCGATCAGTACGTTCTCGTCGTTGCCGGCGGCCGGCGTCGTGCTCGACCCGTACATCGGATGGAAGACGAGCCCCGGCCGATAGTGCGCCGGCGTGCCGTCCTCGAATACGGGCGGCGACATCAGCGAGATGGTGCGGACGGAGCCAGACCAGACGTAGGGCGGTGCGTAATCCTGCTCGGACGCGAACCGGTAGTACGATCCTCGTGCGTCTACGTTGCCCGCTGTGGCGTTGCGTTGGATGCCGGGGCCGGTAGTGACCCAGCCGGTCCCCGGCCCGCTCCCCGTCGCGATCATCCGCATCGGGTCACGTCCAGGCCGAGTAGGCCGTGGCTCCGCCCGCTACGGCCAGCGTCCTGTACTCGAACGCTACGCCAGAAGCCGCGGCGTAGTCGAGGTAGGTGCCGTTCGTCGGGACTGTGCCCGTTGAGATTCGGATACCGTCGTCATTGACGGTTCGCTGACCTGACTGCCTGCCGCCAGCGGCAACCCGCACGTAAATGTCGTGCGTAACGACGGTCGGCTGCGATCCGGTCGGGGTCGGGTCCGCTATCGCCACCGAAATATATCCGGCAGCGTTGGCCGAGACGGTCAGCACAGGCGTGGCCGGTGGCGTGTAGTCCACCGATATGCCGGTGTTCGTATCGACGCCGGGGACATCGCTGGCGTTCCAGGTCGTCAGTTCAATCTTAAGGCCGGTCTGCCCGTCAGTAAAGACGTAGCCGAGCGTCACCTCCGTGACAGCGCCCGTCACCTTGCCGGTCGTGAACAGCTCGGCGTCGACCGAAGACAGGACACGGATCTTGTAGGCGGCCTGCGCCGCCACCGTCCATGTCACGGTGGCCGAAGATGATGCGAGCACGGCGGACGTTGCCGGGGCCGTGATCGTCGGCGGAGTCGCAGCCGCACCGTTGACCGTCAGACCGGATCCGTACGGGCCAACAGCGTCGGCAGCGTCCCACGTCTTGACCTTGTACTCGATGCTTTCGCCGTCGGCGGCCCACGACGAAGCGAGCGTGACCGACGTGGTCGCTGTCGGGTTCTTGATTTCACCGGCACCCCACGCCGACGTGCCCGCGTTCCAGTAGCTGAGCGCGCCGCCATCGACCGACTTCGACAACGCATACGCCGACTGTGTATCGCCGCCGTCGGGGTCGTTGAAGGTCCAGTCGAGCAGCAAGCTCGAATCAATATCGTTGAAACTATTGTCCGCCGGAGCCGACCAAGTCGGAGCCGTCGGGGCCGCGTTCAGTGAGCCCGAGTAGGCGTTGCCGTAACTGGTCCCGGTTGGTAGTGATGCGGGATTGGTTACCTTACTGAGCACGTCCCCCGAGCGAGAATAGACCGTGACGAAGGGCGATGTGTTGTGAACTACAGACAGATATGTGCCGTCGGGCGACCACGACGTGCCTCGACCGTTACCTGTCGGCAGTGTCGCGGGGTCAGCGATTTTAGTGAGTACGTCCCCAGCCCTTTTGTACACGCTGACGAACGGCGATGAGGTGTGCGCTACCGACAGATAAGTGCCGTCAGGCGACCATGCGGTGCCGTGACCAACACTTGTCGGCAATGTAGCAGGGTCAGCGATTTTAGTAAAAACATCCCCAGCCCGTTTGTAGACCACGAGATATCCAGATCCGGCATGCACCACTGACAGATACGTGCCGTCGGGCGACCATGCAGCGTTCCGGCCGTAACCTGACGGTAGTGCAGCCGGATTGCTGAGCTTACTGAGTACATCCCCCGACCGTTTGTAAATGATGATATACGGGCTGTAAAAGGTCGTCACTGCCAGATATATACCATCAGCAGACCATGCGTTACCGAAACTAAAATATGGCGGCAATGTAACAGGGTCAGCCAGCTTAGTTAGTACATCCCCAGCCCGTTTGTATACTGTAATAAACGGCGATGTGGTATGCGATACTGTAAGATAGGTTCCATCAGCAGACCATGAAGCGCCATAGCCGTTACCTGTCGGCAGTGTCGCGGGGTCAGCGATTTTAGTGAGTACGTCCCCAGCCCTTTTGTACACGCTGACGAACGGCGATGTGGTATGCGCTACAGCTAGATATGTATTGTCCGGCGACCACGATGCACCGCGACCAGTGCCGGTCGGCAATGCAACAGGGTCAGTAAGCTTACTGGATACATCCCCATCCTGCCCGTAAACCGTCATAAACGGCGTCGTGGTGTGAGCTACCGCGTTGTAATACTGGGTGGCCATCAGCTCGCTCCCAGCTTCAACACGACGGCCCAGCCGTCAGGCTTGCCGACCTTCGCGAGCATCACTTTGTCGGCAACCGACAACGTCAACGACGCATCCTTCAACGCGACCGGAGATGCCGTAGCATCCCCCGCGAATAAC